CTGTTGACTGGATGGTATCTGCCTTCAATACACTCATAGCGTCACCAATGTCCCACCGCTTTCAACGGTCAGGGTCACGCCACTAGCTACAGTGAATGGCCCAGTCACGTTTGCGTTTTCAGTTGCAAGAATGGTTGTGTCAGCAGTCAACGACTGTGCGTTGGTACGGAACAGGCCACCACCCTTGAAGTTACCTTTGTTCTCTGCAGCAGGTGTGATTGTTGCACCCTGTGGAGCAAGGTAGTTTACAAAGATATTGCCAGTGCCACTAGATGGGGCAGCAGTAAATGTCAGGGTCGTGCCATCAGGAATGGTGTACGCTGCAGTGTCTTGGACAACACCGTCCACCGACACAAGCACATCTTGCACAGAGGATACTGCAGTGGTCAGGGTGAATGTGGTATCGCTGCCATCACCATTGAAACGCTGTACTGCAGTCGTACTCTGGAAGTTATCGGCTGTCTGCTGACCCAGATACGGCATTAGGTTATCTCCATGATGCTCATAGTTACGCTGACCTTATCCGCTACGGAACAGTCAATCTGAATTTTGTCTGTAGTTTCAAGCACTACTTTGTTACCGGCAAGGATTTCAAGAGATGCACCAACAGGAATGGGGGCATCTTTCAACAGGAATGTTGTTGTATTTGCTGCTGCACGTCCACCACCAGATGTGTCACTGACTAGCTTTACTGTAGCTGTAACCTGACTGGTGTGTACATTAGCCAAGACCATGCCCAACACAACAGTAGTTGTACTACCCGGTGTTGTGTACAGGTCTTCTGGAGTACCGCTTGAGGCTGGCATAACGTCATGCGATACAACTTTGAATGTATTAGCCATTTATTTCTCCAAATTGTAGTATAATTATACCATACTCATAACGCTTTGTCAAGCATTTATTTCATCAGCCAAGTGCAATTGCAAGGGCTGTAGCCTCGTTAGCGATTACTGTATTCAATGCAGTTCCGTTAACTGTGATTGCATCTGCTTCCAGCGTACCATCAATGTCGGCATCGCCAGACACATCCAGTGAACCTGCGTCGAGTTCACCTGTCAGTGTAATGTTACGGAAGCTAGATACATCTTTGTTGGCATCTACCGTTACAACTTTACTTGCAACTACTGTACCTACAGCAGAGCCAGTGTCGCTGTAGTTGAGTTCTGCTGTTGTAGCAGTAACACCATCAAGGATATTTAGTTCTGAGGCTGTAGAAGTTACGCCGTCAAGAATGTTCAGTTCAGAAGCAGTCGAGGTGACACCATCAAGAATGTTCAGTTCTGATGCGGTGGCTGTGACCCCATCTAGGATGTTTAGTTCAGCAGCAGTAGACGTTACGTTAGTGCCACCAATGTCAAGTGTCGTCATTGACACTTCACCAGCGACAGTCAGTACGCCGTCTGCTACCGTCATCAAATCTGTATCATCAGTATGACCAATGGTGGTGCCGTTGATAACAACGTCATCAATGTCCAGTGACCCACCAGTAATCAAGCCCGTGGTTGTGATTGTTGAAGAGCCAGTATCAATAGTGCCGAACCCGCTGGTAATAGAACCAGAGTTCAGTGCGCCTACTGTGGTAATGTTAGAGGTTGTGTCAAGTGCGCTTTCAAAGAATGTCTCAAAGTCAGACAGGGCAACCTGCTTCATCGTGCCGTTGTCGTTGACAATAACACGGTCTGCGTCTGCAAGTGTTGTAGATGAAGCCGCCGTGTCTCCGTCTAGGATGTTTATTTCTGCGGTGGTTGCCGTTGCACCGTCAAGGATATTGAGTTCAGCGGCGGTAGAGGTGACACCATCTAGGATATTCAACTCTGATGTAGTAGATGTCACACCGTCTAAAATGTTCAACTCTGATGCAGTTGCCGTTACACCATCTAGGATATTCAACTCTGATGCAGTGGATGTTACACCATCAAGAATATTCAATTCGGCTGCGGTAGCAGTAACATTTGTGCCACCGATATCCAGCGTTGTCATTGAGACTTCGCCAGCTACAGTGACTACACCATCAGCAACAGTAATCAGGTCAGTGTCATCAGTGTGACCAATCGTTGACCCATTAATTACAACATCGTCAATATCAAGAGAACCACCAGTGATAAGGCCAGTGGTTGTAATGGTTGATGAACCTGTGTCAATAGTACCAAAGCCAGATGTAATGGAGCCAGAGTTGAGTGCGCCAGTTGTGACAAGATTAGGCATTGCCGTAATTTCGTCATCAAAATAGGCGGCAAGGTCAGTGACCGCCACCTGTTTCATGGTTCCGTTATCGTTGAATACTACACGGTCTGCATCTGCTACAGTGGTAGAAGAAGCAGCAGTGCCGCCATCCATAATGTTGAGTTCTGTTGCTGTTGCAGTAACTCCATCAAGAATGTTAAGTTCAGCAGCGGTAGAAGTAATAGCCGTGCCATTAAAATTGATAGCGTCTAAATGCGCAGTGCCATCAATGTACAAGTCTTTGAACTCTTTGCTACTAGAGCCAAGGTCTATGTCATTGTCAGTGGTAGGTTCAATGACACCATCTTTGACAACAAACTGTTCTACAGATGAACTAGATACGTCAACCGAAAACTCAATCTGGTTGTTGGGGTTGTCGATGACGACTTTGTTAAGTGGGGTGGTCTCGCCGGGGTCGCCAATCAATCCAATGACTGGACCTTCGGCGGCTGTGCCATCGTGTTTGTGACCCGTTGTATTTACAAATGCAGCTAGTACCTGATTAAATTCATCGTTACTGTGGGCAGCGGTAATAACGTCGCCGTCAGTATACGAAGATTGCCTAGTATATCCTGCCATTACCTTCTTGCTCCTGCGTCAAATTCTAACTGAAAACCTTTTAGTGAGTATGGGGCAGATGTGCCTCTATCGTTTACTCGTAGTGCCACCGCAAAACCTGAACCCTCTACCGGCTGTCGTACTAATGGGTTTGTCTGACCACCATACGTTGAGGTGTTGTATATTGCTGAACCATACACCGCAACAACGGTAGCTGTATCAAACGGGTATGCTGCTGGTCTTGCTACATCCGGTGCCTCGTAGTCATACCGCAAAAACAAATCTGCGTTCACTGCAGCTTCAGGTGCGTAGTTAATAATCACACGCTGAAAGTTCTTGCGTATACCAGCATCACCCATAGTCAGGTCGGGTGAACGATACTTGCCAACTATTGTGTTACCATCAAAGTCGTTGCCCTGTTCTTGCCTATACACGTATCCATCAAAGTCACCGTGTAAGACAAAGCTAGTGCCAGCTACAACCGTTGAGTCTGTCGCACTTGCTCTAATGCCAAGTGTGTCACCAAACTCGTAACCTTCTCCACGACGCACACAAATGATACCTTCCGTTGAGGCCCTTGTGGTAGATGCTTTACTGAAGAAAATACGATACTGTGTTTTGTCCGGTATGACTAGACTTGTAAACTCATCTACATCCGTAAGTTCTTGAAAGCGTTTCTGTACAGGACGACTGATTGTACCAAGTTCAACGTCACCAATTCTTTCTGTACCAGCTACTGTACGAAGACCATCAGGCCCAAGAAAGATAATATCGCCAGCAAATTCTTGGATGGTAAATCCGTTAAGGCATCCAATCTCCCGTGTCACCGGCTGCACAGCAAAGTCAGAAAGCGTACTACCTGTCAGTTTAAAGATACGTTCTTCACAGAAAATAAACAGTGCATCACGAAACGGAAACAGTCCGGTAATATTGCTGTCTACTTTAATTGTACCTGCGCCGTTACTGGTTTGGAAATCGTTGTCAGTAAATGGTGCAGTAAACGTAAGCTGTTGTGGTGTACTGGATGCGCCAGCAAAAAAGAGGTGGTCTTTAAATCCTGTTACAAACTTTGGATTAGCTGGTGCGCCAGATGCATTGATGTCTGTAAGGGTTGTGCCGTCATACTTAGTAGCGTGGTTAGCGCCGTCTGCCCATATGATAAAATCTGTTCCTGCGAGATTGTACCTAAAAAATGTATAGCGTCCAGCACTTGTCCTACCTGTGTCTATCTCTGACCATGAGCCGGTTGTACCAGCCTCATATATCTTAGTTCCACGTGCCGCAATAACCTTTGAGTTAAAGTGTGCCACCATAAGCACAGGCTCTGTAGATGCGGCTGTCTGCGGAACAATATTGCTATTCCACTTAGCGTATCCTGAAATGCGTCTGTAGCCACCACTAATGTCTGGCTCAAAGTTTTGCAGTTCAAGTGCCATCCCCGGTTGCATGGCAAACGTAGACTGGTCGAGGACTAGGCCACCCTGACAAGCAAACACAAAGGGGCTAAGTTGTGCTTCATCAGCCATGTGTTATGCTCCTGATGGGAAAATGGATACGCCGTACCTTTGTGAGTGCGGAAGATATGTTGACCGCACATAACTAAAATCTCTGTTAATAAACAGACTTTGCATATGCTTAATACCGTCTTCAAATCGGGCAAAGTTAATGCCGTATTGTTGTGCCTCACCCCGATACTGATAACCGTAAGCTGTTGCACCATCTACAATCACCTGACGAAACTGTTCAGGAATAGTCGGTGCGTCAGTAGCAGCAGACAAAGCAGTGGGCTTTACATATGCATCATACTTTAATTCATATGCTTTGTCAGGATATGGAAACAGTCCATAGTTGTTATCTGGTGTTCTGAATACGTAAATAGGCACACCTCCCACATCAGAGGTAGTCTCTTGGTCAATGTACTTATCCACGTACTCTTTATATTCCATGACACGTAGGCTTACACCTGCTGTGCCAAGAGTGTCGTTTTTACTTATGCGGAATGTTTCATAGTCCACATTATAGATAGTGGCACCAAGAGAATAACGTGTTGTGCCAGCTACAAGAGTTTCGGTTTGTAGGCCGTGGCTAAATGACCACCCGAACTCTCGTTGAAAAATATAGTTGATGGCGTCGTTCACAGCATTTTTACACTGCGTCTGAAATCCACGAGATGATGTAAAATTAGAACTCGTCAATGCAACTTCATTGAAACGGGCCAATACTTCATTCGTGATGTCAAGGTAAGTGTACGCCATCTGAAATCCTTAAAGAGTTAGGAGGGCGACTTCTGCCGCCCCCCATATTATTTAGGCAAGAGTGTCACGGTCTACTTCATTAGCAGTCATGTCACCCGTGTCATCCACGTTCATGCAGACGGCAAACATGCGGATTACGCCGCCTGTTGTCGTACCTGTCATGGCTTGGATTTCAACGTCGATGGTGTCAGCGGTGCCGCCGATAAGAACAGGAGTTTGACCTGCCTTAAATGCGTAGTCACCTACTGATGCTCCGTCAAAGTCGAAGCCATCAACAAAGTTGTCCAAGTCACCACCAGTGATACCAAAGTCAAAATCGGTGTCGGTTGAAGTACCCGTGTGAGCGGATGTTACTTCAAAACCAGCAGCGAGAATGAGGGTATTCGCTGGGACAGTCAGGCCCGGAATTACATCGTTAGCAGCGAGGGCTGTACCCTTATCGCTTGCTGCAGTTGCAAAGTTCAGGTCTGCCTGAATCATGTATGGTTGACGCCCACGTGCGCCAACACCCCGTGCTACAGAGGTAGTATTATCACCAAGAGCCATAATTCAATCCCCCTTTAAGCCAAGCAGTATGCCGCAGTAGCGATTGCTTCAGGACGAAGAATCTTGCGACCATACAGGTGCATACCACGGACAATATCAGCGAAGCTGTCCGGGTCACGGTAGGTTTCAGTCTTGTTAATCTGCTCTGCAGTTGCAACAGCAGAAGAATGACCAGCCACGATGATGCCCATGTTTGACGAGTTAACACCGCCGGTAGTTGCAGGGCCAGTACCCAGCGACGGCAGGTTGTTAGACGAGTAAACTTGGAAACCGTGAAGGTTATTGATTACAAGACCATTCTGGAGTCCAGAACCACCGAAGTCAGCGTTCAGAAGACGTGAGTCCTCATCCTTCAGAACTTCAATGAAAACCGGGTCAAGAACGAGCCAGCGTCCTTGGGTGTCAACATTCTGTTGGTCCATAAGACGTGACATACGTGCAATGATTTGCAGCGGGAATGCGTTACCGGCAGTACCGGACTTAGCAGCCGTTGCGCCACCTGCACGTGGCTCTACACCAATACAGCTATTAGCGGCACCAGCAGTGCCAGAAGTATTGGTAAAGTCAGATGCGTCCAGTGACATGGAAGCCAGCAGTTCCGCACCTACAAGGTTGGCACCATCTGAAGCAGAGGTGACAGCCTTTCCACCGTTAACAGTTGTGTTAACAGTGTCAGCAGCACCGTGGATGGATGACTGCTTAAAGCCTGACAGATAGCCAAGAACGTCTTGGTCAAACTGGTCAGCAAGGCGGTAAGCAGCACGGTCACTTGCCAGAGACTGGAAGTTTACGTGGCTGTGCGCCTCTTCAATGTCGTCAACCTTAAACGCAAAGTAGTTAGCTTTGTCGATTGTCAGGTTGAAGTCTTCGTCGTCAAGGTCTTGCGGCGTGATAGTCGTACCACGTGCATACTCCTTAACCGTAATTTCGGGTTCCTTGATAATCTTAACGGAATCACCCATTTGTGCAATTTCACCAAAGTAATCGTTATTGGTGATTGCCTCAACAATAGATGCCTTGCGGAAAGCAAGTTGCACCTGTTTGCTGTAAATGACGGGCGAAAAATTACCGTTAGGAAGATTACCATACCCGGCTGCGGTAGTAAAAGCCATGATGTTATCTCCTATTTAGGCATTTTAACAGATGCAAACTTACCAGACTAATCAGAGGCTGATTCACAATGGGTGCGTATTCTATTCAGTTGGCCGACCGAATATTCAACGGGCCACGCTCGTCAGGTAATCCATAAGACTGTATTGTTTGCAGATTGGTGTAAGCGGGTAGCGAACCTACTTACACCTTTGATGACTATAGTTATACGAAAAAATAACTATTTGTCAACACTTTTTTCTTTCGGCACTTCAAGAAAGTTCATGTTCATGCTGAAAGACCTACGTTCTCCCTTCGTATAGAACGGATATACGCAGTGAAATAGTTGAGAGGGAAAGACATAAAAGTCTCCAACCTGTGGTTTTACAACAAAGTTTGTACAGGTGTAGCCTGAAGCTGTGCCACTAGCAAACTGAATATGTCCATTAGCAGGGTGGTGGTCTTCGTAGTCTTCTTCCCATTCCTCTTCAATACCTTCCGGTAGTTTCAAGTAACCTACACATGATAGGCGAGAGCCTGTGTGTATATGGAGAGGATTGTATTCGTTTTCAAACTGGCGTACAAACCAGCCTGAAACAATTTGTAGTCCGTAATCATACTTGTCAATATCAAGCGACTTTGCACCAAAAGAGTTTCGCAATTCAGTGTATGCTTGATACTGTCCAACAAACTGCCCTAAACCTTCTTGGGCAATCTTTACTATTTCTTCGTCAAACGCCAATTCTTCAGATACTTTGCCAACAAGGTTGTCAGAGTAGTCTTGAAGTTTGTCAGACATCTTACTGTTTAGTTTGTCTACAAGTTCTTCTGGCATACGGTAGTATCCCATCGTCGGACCAAACGGAGCAAACAGTTCCATGTCTTTTTGGGGCTTGAATATTATACTCATCGCGCTGACCCCGAAACGTCGTAGACAAATTTGCCGCTACGGATAGCTTCCATAATTTCGTCTGACTTAGCCTCATACTCTTGAGGTGACATCTTTTGCACTTCAGACTCTTTTATGTATGTGGATGTTTCATCCTCTTGCGGTTTACTACGACTATTTTTTGTAGAGACAGATTTTGCTGCTTCTTTGTCTGATTTGGATTTCTTTTTGCCAATACCCATATCAGCTTTGTAGAGGTCAATTGCCCTAGCAGCAGAACGTGCGTCGTTGTCGTTTTCATACAGTGCATCTTGCACCCACTTTGGCTGTTCTTCAGCCCACTCGTGAAAACTATCGCTGTCCCTAATCTCATCAAAGTCAGGGTGCATTTGCATCAATGCCGCTTCTGCTTTTTCTTTAGTTGCAGATACTTGCATTTCGTCAATTACTTTTAGACGTTCTTCAAGAGCAGTAGATTGCTCTCGTGCTTTTTTCATTGCAATCGTTTCAACGATAGCTGCTACGTCAGGATAGTTTTTAGCCCACTGCTCAATGTCCTCATCAGACTTAGGCAATTGCATTTCTTTTTTCGTGGCGTCTGCTAGTTGACGTTTTAGTTCTGCAAGTTCTGTTTTAAATTCTTCTGCTTGCTTTTGTTGGTGCCTACGCAGGTCAGAGTAACGCTTTTTAAATGTTTTTTCCTCTGCGCTTGTAGGCTCTGCTTCTTCTGGTTCAGCAGTCTCTTCTACTTCACCCTTTTGTTCTTTGAGCATTTGCTCAAGTTCTTCTTCTTCCATTTTGCGTTTTTCTTCGTTAGTGTATTTACGATTTGCAAACGCTACTTTCTTTTGGGGCTGCATTTCTTCAGCCATAATTTCGGCTTCTGCCATTTTACTTCTCCTAGTTGGGGCCAACCGTAGCCACGTCGGGGTGGGGGATTAGGTAGCCAACATATACGGGACTATTTTTTAGAAGCTAGTCCACCTCGCTTCATCTTCTTTTTGGCTTTAGGTTTTTTCTTAGATGCTAAACCTCCCTGCTGATAGTAACTAAAATCATCTACATCTGCAAAAGAATCAGCATAATCTTGTACCTCGTCTTCAGTCATTGAATACTGAGTGCCACCGCTAGGTTGTTCATCATCTTGCTGTTGATTACGCGCATTAAAATCTGAAATAATCTGATTTACCTCTTGTGCAGTTGTAGATATACCCGGACTGCCGGTTCCTTCTGCTGGGTCTTCGTCCTGAATTGTACGCCGGTCAGGTTTAGGTGTTGGTCTAGTTGTAGATGGAGGTGTATAATCTCCACTACCAGTATCAAAGCTATAATCAGTAACACCTGCATAAGACTTTAACAACAGGTTCATTTGCTTGTCTGTTAAACCTTTAGTATCACCACTTTTATCATCATCACCATCATCATCATCTTCTTGAAGCGACTGTATGAGTTCTACAGCAGCCCGTTCTCCGACCCTAGCCCGACCTCTTTCAAAATCTTCCCTACTGGTATCGTAATCACTATACTGTGATGGAGAGAGATTACCTCTTTTTCCACTTTTGCGTATGTTGTCTCTTAACCTATTATACTCTTCTCCCGTAAGAATAATTTCATCATTACCGTTTTTAAGCATAATCTCAGCATCTTTAGGGATTTCATCTTTAAGAAAATTTAATCCTCCCAATTTACCCATGCCGCTTACTATGTTTACACCGTAGGTAATGTCCTCACCGCCGGGAAGAAAATTAGAAAGACCTATTCTGGCATTAGCATTACCATATTGGTCTATCAGTGCTTGTTCCCTTGCCCTGTCAGCATCATCTCTATCTCTAAGTTCATCTTGTGTAAGAACCCGTTCACGACTTTCCCCTACAACGGGTGCTGGGTCTGTGTCCACTGGGTCTGCCTCTTCAGGAACATACGGTGTATAACCTGCCGGGATAGGATAAATAGGTTCACCATTAATAAATGGAATGTACAGAATTTCCCCATCTTCATTGCGATATTCCCGTGTTTCAGATGTACCACCAACAGTTGGCTGCATTTCACCAAATGTAAATGTTTCTTTAGGCTCACCTGTTGGCTGGCCCGGTCCATACACAGGTGTTACAGGGGCTGCTGCTGGAACCGCATACGGTTGTTGAAACGGCGCAAATACAGGCTGTTGAAATTGTGAGGGAACTGTATAAACATTTTGACCAAAAGGTGCAAAAGGTGCAGCAGGTGGTTGTACTACACCATAAGGTGTTTGTTGCGGATTACCACCAAAGGGAGGAATAGAAGGAAATCCTTGACCCGGTACATTTGCACCTTGATTGGGAACAAAACCACCTACATTATACTCTTTATCTGCATCGCTGTCAACAATAATTAAATCAGAAATACCAAACGGTACATCATCAGGTAATGTGGCTTCATCTGAGTTACCCATCTGACCCATTGCTTCCATACGAGCAAGACCCATCTTTGCCTCATCTCGCAGTGCCATCATCTTATCAAGGCCATGAAAACGAACAACGTCCGCTGGCATAACAAATTCACCCTCACTCAATTGAGCAGGGATATCATCCCGAACTTCTTTTTTCAAGGAGCCTACAGGTACATCGTTACCCGACTCCTCATCTACAGTGCCGCCCTCATCAAGCAGACCACCTTCATTAAAAAGTTCCATTTGTTTTTCAAGAGCCATTGACCTCATCCCTCAGTGTTTTAAGTTTGCGTAATGTTGCAATCGCACCTTGCGACCTATACATCATTACATTATCATCAGCTTGCTCTAGTGCCTTCTGTTGCATTTCAATTACAGCATCAATATAACTACTGAACGCTTCCCATTGGCGGTTGTTGTTGACCCACGGCTTGAGTTTGCTGAGTATTTGCTGGTTGTTCATTTCCACTAAATCCTTGTTCACCCGGCTGCGGCACCATGCCTACACCCATGTTTGCACCACCCGCGCCTGTCGGGTCCATAACGTCTGCACCTGCCGGTGCTGGCTGACCCTCTGCAGGGGCTTGGAACTGTTTCATTAGTTCTGCTTGCAGGGCGGCTTCGTTCATATTGTTGGTTACTTTGTCGGGGTCAAGGTCCATAGACTTTGCAATCTCACGGATTACATACTGGAACTTTGCGAAAGGAGCAAGAGCAGGATTACTTGCCACTTGCAAGAATTGCATTAGACGCTGGCTGCGCACTTCATTTGCCATCAGGCTTTCTGTGCCACGCGCTTTGACTTCAAGGTCGCCCTTGATGCTAGGGTCAAAATCAAACTGCATGTTGAAACGGAAGAAACCTTCACCAAGTGGACGAAGCATATAATCGTCTACGTTTTTGATAACAGTTTTAATGCTTCCAGCAGCAGCACCCATTAACATGGAGATGCCGCTGGCAGTTCGACCTACACCCTGTACGCCTGTCTGTCCATGTGCAAATGACGGGAAGCCTGTGCTTTCATCTGCCAGCACACGGGCCTTGTCAAACAGCATCATATTTTCTGACGACACATTCGGGAACTTAGTACCAAAGATAGCCTGACCCGGTGCGCCACCCTGACGGCGGAATACCTTGCCCGGATATAGCGACAGGTCTTGTCCCGGCACCAGATTAGTCTCGTCTACTTCTACAATCAGATTGCCTGACAGTACGGCGTTGTCTACAGCCATACGCATAAAACCGTTCATCAGCGTCTGCGTGTCGTCCATATTCTCTGCAATACCCACGCCAAAGAAGCTATATGGGTTCAGTTCATATGGGGCTGCAGCATAAGGTATCTTAGCTGGCTTGAATGGGTTAAGCACCATCCGAATAAGTTTACCATTACAAATCCAGATGTTTGCTTGTAGTTCATCAAAATCTTTCAGTTCTTCTGGAATATCAACATTCTGTTCTTCCAGCATTTCAGTGTCAACCATGCCCCAATACTCAAGAACCTCAAAGCGGTCAATGCCATGCTCTGGTGCGTAGTCAGACAGGTCGTCTTCCCAATACTTCTTATCGTAGTTTTCTCCGAATGAGATTGCCTCATCAATAACTTGACTGCGGAAGTATGGACGTTTCTTTAGATTGCGCAATTGTGTACGAGACATCTTGTGCCGTTCAATTACAAACTGCGCTTCATCCATATTATTTGCATCAGGGTCGGGATAAAAGTTCCATACCGATACATGATTTACTTGTGGTACCGTTTTGAAAAGTGGGTCATACTCACCATCATCGTTCCAGTTTGGATACTCTTTATCGGTAGCAAACGGTCCCTTCATAATACCTGTACCAAACAACGACATTTCAAATGCGCTGCTACGAAGGCTTTTGCTTGCCCCAGACTCTTCAAGCTGGTCGTGAATTTTCTTTTCCATCTTTTTAGCTGCAATCTTTGCAGGACTAAACTCAATGGCGGTGGGTGTCTTACCCGGTCCCTCTTTTAGTTTATCTTCTACAGGCTGTAGTTTATCCTCTAATGGTCCTAGCTGCTCCGCAAGAGTTTTAGCAGTAGCACCAGCCGGAAACTCTGCACCGTCACCGGCAAAGCCATACGGGCTAGACAAAGCTGTTTCACCACGAAGTTGTTCCGGTTCCTGTGGGTCAAAGTGTACGCTTTCAACCACACCTTCAGGAAGTTCTGTAGGGTCAACAGACAATGGAAACTTATTGGCGGCAAACAATACGTCAACAATTTGACCATACGCTGCCAGTGTTTTTGTCTTTGTTACTTTAATAAATACGCGAGACTTTTCAGCTTCGGTAAACTGAACGTCCGGCCCATAAAGACCACGATAATTACGATAGGCTCTTAGCCAGCGTTCTTCGTCTTGATAACGATAATCTTCTGCCCGTTGATACCGTTCCATAATAAACGGAATAATGTTTGATACTTCATTGTCCTCTTGTACGGTGTCATCCGTATCTTCAAGGGCAATGGCATCATCCTCAATCATCATTTCATCTTCGGCCATTTTGTTTCCTTAATATCCAAATGTAGAATCCGCTACCGGCATACCTGTCGATGGTCTGCCATGCGGGTCGTAGTCGAAAATAGAGAACCGGGGTCTGGACATAATCCCATACCGTAGCGCGTCGTAAAGGTGGTCTTCAGACTTCGTATCAACGTCCTCTGGATTTTTCTTGTCCAGAGGGATGGACGGTAACTGACTGATGACATTTGTGCAGTTATCAAAAAATACAAGTCTAGGTTCCTCTGTGAACTCGTCTACCTGCAAACGCCTATGTATTTCGTTTTTACCAGCTACGCGGCTACCACGACTTCTGTCTGATGGACGCCACCTACATCCTTTGCTAATCATCTGCTCCGCAAGAGAAGGGCCAGTATCACCACGCCTGTGCCACAAACTGCTATCCAGAACACCGTACTTAATATTACCATCTTCGGCTTCCAAATCGAGTATCATATCGGCCAAGTCTGTCGCCAACACCTTACTGACGTATAGTTCTCTGTAGACGACCAGTTGCTCATCAGGTGCAACAGCAAACCAAAGAACACCAGAATAACTACCGTAACCATAGTCACATGCGCGAAACTTGACCCAGTTGCTAGGGATACGGAAAGGCTCCACAACATGCACATCCCGATTAAACTCAGTAAACGCTGCACCTTCTTTGATGTCCCAATCGCCTTCAAGAAGCTGCCTACGCTGCTGCTCTGGAAGAGAGAGGAGCATAGCTTCGTAGTCTCCCGCTTCAGAAAGGTATGGGTTATCAGAAAGTCTTGCTGGGATGAACCTGCGTTTGAATAAAGACTTTCCAGCCTTGCTATGTCCTGCGGGGTACTTGAGTACCTCTCCTGTTTCAATGTCGGTTGCATCAAAAGACCTGTTATATGGTGCAGGGTCAATGAACATCTTCTTGACCCATTGATGGCCCCGTCCTCCGGGGTTAGTAGTGCCTCGCATAAAGATAGGCAAGTCAGGTGCAGTGGACCGTAGACGACTTCGCATGTAGTTCCATGCATATGGTGTGGCCCATTGTGTCAGTTCGTCAAAGCCTATCCAGCTAAATGCCAGACCCTGATAACGCAAGACATCCTCATCTCTATCTAGATAGGACATCCACAATCTCGCGCCAGATGGCGCAGTCCACTGCATCTTCCGTTCTGACCACTTGATACCGGGCCAGATTTTTGGGTACAACTCCTGCGACTTAAAGATAAGTTCTCTTAGTTCTTCAGTTGTGTGGCGAAGAAGTAGTCCACTAAATTGTGAATGACCCATATAGCGTAGAGGGTCTGCCAACATAGCGTAAGACTTGCCACCACCAGCAGAACCACCATAAAGAACTTCTCGTTCACTAGCGGCTAGGAACTCTGTCTGCGGCCCCGGATTGGGCTTGAACAATACATTAGCGTGTTCCTCAATCGTTGATGTTTCATATGAAACTTCTTCAATCTGCGGCTGCTGTTCTTGCGCCTGTTCTTGCTTCTTCGATTTCTTTCGCTTTGGCGATTGCCGTTTCCGCATACTCTGCCCACTTGCGGAGGCTTTTAGCTGTGTTCTTACGCTGTCGCTCATTCGCTAACCGTTTCCTTAATCCTACATGAGAGATGTATCTGCCGCTGTTTGCTGTCAGCCAGTTAGCTACCTCGCGGTATGAATACTGATTGACGTACTTACGTGCCTTCTCTAACAAGTCCAGTTCTACTGGAATAGGGTCAAGAATGTCGGGGTCTTCTTCACTCTGCTTGTAACCAAAGGGTACAGTCCTTGCAATGCGAGGTATCTGCACCCATTCGTTTTCATCTTTAATGTCTGTTGGCTGTGGCAGCTTCCACTTGCCTATGCTTCTACTCATCGTCCTCTACGGGTGCTTTAGGTGGCATAAGCATAACACCACCGCTTGCCTCTACTTGCATTTTCTCAGTCTTTACCAGACCTACACGGTCAAGCAGTTCTTTGGCAGCAGACATCTTATCACGAATGCCAAGTTCAGTTGGGTCAAATAAAGCACCTGTCATTGCCATTGCAGCCTTGGGTGCATTCTGTGCCATGTACATCTGAGTGGCCTCAAGGATTTCTTCTTTCATACCCTTGACAATTTCTGCTGTCGAACTACTATCAGCATAGCCAGCCAGTTTTTTAGCTGTAACCATGTTACCACCAGCCTCATCAAATAGCACACTCAAGAACGCCTTTTGTTTGCCTGTCAACTCTCTAGCCATTAAACTCTCCGTGATGCATGGCATGGGCGAGTTTTGTACTACGTGATTTTACCTGATTTGCCCACCTGCTGTCAAGCATTTCTTTTGCCGCTACGTCAAATTTATTTTCGTGTACAGCGGCCCACATTTTTTTGAACTTACAAAGACGAGGCACACCCATATTAAATGCCATGTCCATCAGTACAAGTTGACGTACAGCGTCTAACTCATCTACGCAAGGGTGCGCACGGACAAGTTCCTCTTCGACTATCTGCACGTCATTCTGTGCGAGGTACATAGCATCAGCTTCTGTGATGCCATCAGAAAAGATGTGGTCAATAGTTGGGATATCCATCCAGTCCAGTTCTTCTTTACTGACGCCCCGGTCATCCAGATTACGGCCAATACCCACTGTGTTAATGCCTAACGTATCTTTGTATACGTCGAGGCGTAAACCTTCGTGGGCAATCAACTTATTCAAAAAATCATCTTTATTGTATTTCATTTCTCATGTCCCATCCACACGGCAAAGGCACCTGTCATAGCCCCTGTCACGACACTTACAAGTGCTGCTTGCTGTGACGTAGGGTCTGGCAATGTCATAAACCACTCCACTACCCGCCAAGCGGATAAGGACATCCCAAGCATCATCAGCCGTGGTAGTATCTTCCACTTCAGCATTCTTTCCATTGTTAGGTCTGCCACTGTTCTTCCTCGCTTGCTCTTCGGTAGTTCTGTCGTGCATACTCCACATCAGCAACTGGACTACCTTTTACCGAAGAATTTTGTAGCACTGCGTACACCAAAGCTGGCGGCAACAATAACACCAAGAGAGTATTGATACCATTCCGGCATGGCCTGAAGCTGTGCAAAGCCATTAGATACTACCTCTTCCATTCCGGGTATAAAAGCCAGTATCAATGGGATACTGAATAAAATGGTTAGCCATTCATCCTTCCAAGAAGAAGTTGAACCACGTGCCATTTCAATGTCCCAATCAATTTCGCCAGTGGCTTTTTTCTCCATGATAGTTGCTTCAGCTTTTGCTTTAGCAACCTTCGCTGTTGCCGTAGCTTTTGTTTGTTCAACTTTACCATCTAACCATGTCCCTGCTAAACTAGCTATCGGTCCTATCAGTGCCGTTAACATTTTTCAGTTCCCATACTTTTTTCTTAATCAAATACACACGAGCCTCTATATCCGGCTCTGCGTCCTTCAAACGAACATCTCGTGGGTCGTTACCCGCCTCTGCGAAATCTTGCAGTCTTTTTAGCAATAGATTTAGGCTGGCGTACAAACTGTTTCCCCTTACGTGTGCCTTCTCTTTTAGCCTTAGTTGTAGCAGCATACTCTGCACTTGTCAAGGACTTTATTGCTTTTTCGGGAAGATACCGTTCACCTGTTTTGGCAGAAGGCTTGCCTGATTTAGTGCGCCACTTCTGCTTTGTCCATGACTTGAGACTGCGTTGAGACTTTGCTAATGTCATTATAAACGTCCTTGTGCGTGTAGGGCCAGCAGTACGATACAACCTAGTATGCCTAGTCCTACGATTATCAGAAATGCTACAATGGCTATCTCAAACATTTGTTTACGTTTACGTGCCGCTTGTACTTCTGCTTCACGTCGTGCCACACGTGCCTTTGCCTGAAAGCGTTGCCAGTCTCCCCACAGTCCGGGCCTACCACAGTAAATCATAAGCTGCTTTAACTGGTCTTCTTTTTCCCGTATCTGCTCAAGAGCCATGAACTCTTCTAAATCAGAGCCGCCGCCCTTATTGCTGGCTTTCTTTTGTAGGTCTTCCTTTGCACCAACGAACTTAGCGATTGCACTGCCAGCCTTGGCTATATCGCCAGAGTTCTGTACGGCTTGCTTGATAACGCTAAATGCTGCGTTTGCTGCGGCCAATTCGGCAAGCATCAGTAAGTCTCCATATCTTTATTTACAATGGCAGGTAAGCAGTACGCTGTCACGCGCTGTCCCTGCTTATGAAGTTTCTGTGCATACCAAACACAATCGTTCAAGTCACGGAAGTACATATCTCCACTAACTTGACGCCTGTCCTCTCCTATGCCAAGAAAGACAAACAGGAGGAAGACGTGTTTCATTGTTACTTGTAGCCGCCCCCTGCTTTCTTATAGGCAGACGCAAGCATCTGGGCTTTACGCGCCGACCACTGTCCGGGTGCGCCACCTTTGCCACCAGCTTTAATGCGGTTGAACTGCCGCTTTCTCATTCCGGGCTTAGTATAGTTGCCAGCTTCGTTAACTCTGCTTTTGCTCTTTGGCGCACCACCCGTCGAAAGTTTAACCGTTCCAGTCTGTTTCGTTTTCGTCCTAGCTTGTGGGGTTTTGACTTTTTTAGCGGGGGCTTTTTTAGAGACACGTGCCATCTCCTACTCCTGTTCAGATACTCTGCTTTCCCAATACTCTTCACCGTAGTCGTGAAGTATTTCTTCGCCTTGTTTTATTTCTTTAAGCGCATAAAACTTAACAAAGCGTTCATCTTCTTCTTCAATGTCCCACTCAGCGTTTGGACTTGCGCTGTGGTTATAGACCATAGCATGACCCAGTGGGATGTAATATTCCTCTTCGCCGTCATAAGGAGTGTGAAACATATAGTTATGGAGGACACACTCATCTCCAACGTCAGCATAATCCGCGACCAGATAAGGACACAACTCAATTGTATCTCCTTGAGCATAGTCCCTATCTGCGAAAACACCAAGTCCATGTATTTCCGAATCTGCAACATATGGCATTACTTCTTCTTTTTAGCCATACCGCCGCGCATCATCTTTTTCTTCTTAGCCATCTTAGCCATGCCGCCACCGCGCATTTTCTTCATGCCCATGCCGCCGCCACGCATCATTTTTTTCTTCTTAGCCATTTTAGCTTTGCCCATTGCCATCTCGTAATCTCCTTCTGTCAAGCACTAAAGCATCGTACACGTCTTCTGGAAAGTGTTCATAGTAATTAGACTTTTCCAGATACAAGGCTGCATCGTCTAGTTTAGATAATAACTGAACAAAGACCATGCAGTATGACAGGCTGTCATCCGTTACGTCGTCATCGACAAGGAAATCAAGACCAGCCTCTGTAGCGTCATAGTCAGGATGAAACACCATCAGGTGCAAATCCATACCGGCTACGGACGCCAACTCATTAATGCCATCGCAATACCCATCTAGGTATTCCATGTCTGGCAAATCTTCTTCTGCCCACACTACGATGTCGTAGTCGTGGTCATTAAACTTACGGACTTCTTCTATTAGTCCACTTAGTCCTGTATTGATACTGAACACCACCTTGTCGTCAGCCCATGCCTTTCTGGCATAGGGGCAAGGGGGCAGACCATTTAGTTTAGCATTGGGTACTTCTAAGAAGTCCTTAGACCACGTGCGTATATCACGCTCAACGGGATGCATTACTTCTTGTTGGCTGCTGCCATCTTCTTGACCATGTTCTTCTGTGCAGAAGTCAGGTTGTCCATGACAGAACCGCCAGCAGCATACATGTGTTCTTTTTTATTTGCCATGCCACCACGCATCATCATAGCTTTCTTGACAGCACCGCCTTTGTTCATGTCAGGCTTGAGACTTTCCATGACTTTTTTAACAACAGGAGTGGGAAGACGTTTTTTTAAGTCACTAATAGCACTTTCTAAAAGCTGTGCTTTTTCGCTATCTTTATCTTCAATCCTGTCCAGTTGTTGAATTTTCTGTTTAAGAGTTTTTGCCATACCTGAAGTTTTACCACCGAGCGTGGCCAAATCAGTTCTGGTTTTACTTGCAGTACCTGTACTTTCAGGTTTTACTTCACCCGTGCGCAGCTTCTCACTATTCGCTTTACGAGCGGCGGCTGTAGCGGCACGTCCCGCACTTCTTAGTACTTTTGTAATGCTCATGGTTTTCTCCTATTACCACTTTACCTTATGCGACCAGTATTTCGCAGACAGCTTTGTGGTCGGCTTACCTTGTGCATCGTGCCGTGCATAGTACGACTTCTTACGTGCTTTGTCCTTTGCTGTCTTAGGACTCTTGCCAGCACCTTTGACGCCCTGCTGGCCGAAGCGTATAAACTTGTACTTGCCACCCTCTGATGCCATCACTGCGTGTGACTTCGTAGGATGCTTCGGTGTCCTCTTCGGCTTGTTCACACCGGAGAGTCCTTCCTCTTTCATTTTGTTTTTCACTCGCTCTGGAAGGCTCATAGTGAAATACCCTTCTTCGTAATGGGCTGCTCCACGCACTTGTACTGATAACTATGCGGAACAGGAAATGTCATCTGCATGGTAGCAATCATCTGATGCACACGCATTACGCACTGCTCCCTAGTCTCGTATGGACCCAATTCATCTGTGGCCTCTACGCATACATCTGTCATGCCTATAGCACAGGCCAATACCATTGCGGTAAACATTTTATTTGTCCTCTGACCATCCTTCAGCCCTCATGGCATCTTCTACATGTTTCAATGAAAAGGAACGCCCATAGTGTGCTTCAACGGCTTGTCGCACGTAGAAGACATCACTGTGGGGAATATGAAGACGGTCTAATGTGTTATTACGGATAGCATCATAGAATCC